GATGGTAGTGATGGTGAAATAGTAGAACTCAAAACTACATTAAATCAAGTTGCGAAAAAATTCTCAGTCAAAAATGGATGTGATACTAATTCAGAAAATACAGTATTTGAAGTTGATTCTGTAACTGGTAATATTACTATTAATAATAGCACAACTACTGTTAATGGTACATTGAACTTGGTCGGTGCTTGTGGTGGTACAGCAGGTATATATCCAAGTCCTAATCCAGCACTTGACGACCACTTTAACCTTAAAAATTCTCTTGGCACAATATTTGATATAAACCTATGTAATGGTGATACATTAATAGGTAGTACGCAAGGTACTGTCTTTGCAGTTGCTGAATATTGGAGTTACTCTGCTGTTACACATACAACAACTAGTGTAATTCAGACATACAGATACGATAAGTTTACATTACAGGCTAATGGATCTATTACTACTGTATCTGCTGCATTTACAAATAATGATACTCAGATTCCTATTGCTGGTAACAATGCTGCATTTAGTGTTGGTGATTTAATTATGGTTCAGAATGGTTCCACTGAAATGGAAATCATTCAGTTGACATCTGCTGCTACTCAAGTTAGTGGTCAGTGGTACTTGAATTGTGGAACTAATTCAGCATATCCTGGTGGTGGTAGAGGAGTTGAAGGAACTGCTGTTAAGAATCAGTGGCCATCGGGTGTTCAGGTTAGGAAGATCAAGAAGTATATTAATACTACTACACTTGCTTCTGTATTAGATAGAACACAGGTAGAGTCTCCAAATACTAATCCTAAGAAAATTAGAGTCAAGATGATGAACTCTGATCTGATTGCAGATAAATTGGATACAGATCATTTCTTTAAGATTACAACTGGTGCTAATGTTGAATGGTTCTATGCAGATAGTATTGATGGTAGTACTGCAGCTGATGGTACTAAGTATGCTAAGTCAAAAGTAACTGGTGCAAATGCTGATGGTAGTGTTAACAGGGATAAGTATTTTGGTGGTGGTGCATTAACCATCCATGATGACTTTGAATTGTATAGTGGAAACTTTAGAATGTATGGTTCTGATGGTCAGACACTTCTATTCAATATCGCTAACGATGATAACCACCCTGCTGACCCTGCAAGTATTGACGAGAAGACAGGTACAAATGGTATTTTCTTCAATGGTCAAATGAAACTTCGTGGTGATCTAATGATTACCGAAGAATCTTGTGAAGCAAATGGTGTTTGTTCACTTGCTACTAACTTTAAGGTAGAGTCTAGTACTGGTGATCTATCAGTTGGTGCTGAACCCTCAATAGCGACTCCATTATATGTTAAAGGTAGAGTTGACCAGTCAGATACTGGTTCATCATCACAACCAATATTCCATGTTGATAATTTAGGTGGTGCTGGTATTAGTGGAACTGTTGGTCCTAAAGACTTCTTGATTTATCAGGATGGTTCTATTGATGCATTTGGAATTAATCGTTACTTCACTAGAAATGGTGGACGCAGATATACATATGTTGAGCAATCAGCAACTGGTATAGGTCAGACACAAGCAAATCCATTACAACCAAATAATAATTATCTATTGAATAATCCTTCTGGAACTAACATGGTTCTTTACCTACCAACAACTGCTGAAACAGGCGATGTTATCAGATTTGTTGAGGTTGCAGGTACTGCTACTTACAATACAAGTATCGTTATTAGAGCACTCAAGGTTAATAACCTAGCAGTTGCTGTTCAGGGTGATACAACTGGTAGTAAGATTCAGTCAGGTTCTGGTCAATTGACTACTGCTTGGGACAGTGGTGAAATGATTGTTCAAACAAGAAATGCATCTTTCGGATTGATTTACGTGGGTGCAGCAGATGCACCAGGTGATCCTAGTGCATCATCAATTCCAAACAACCTTCGTGGTTGGTGGTTAGCAGAGCTCTAATATGGCACAATATTACAATTCTATAAAAACAATGAAAACCGCCCGTATCGGTGCAATACTCCCGTGGGGTGGTGACGGTAATGAGGGATTCACAGCATCAAATATTCCTAAAGGATGGAAGGTGTGTGACGGACAAGTAGTTGATGCTAATGATTATCCATTGCTATTTTCTGAAATTGGTAATACTTATGGTGGTACTGCTACTGGAGATTTTCCAAATTATACTGGTCAATTTTTCTTTCCTAAGTTGACTAATAAATGTATGATGGATCTAGAGTCAGCAGATCTTGATGATGTCAAATATCAGTATGGTCAAGGGAATGTTAAAGATATTGTTGTAGATGCTGTAGGAACTAAATTTGGCGATTATATAGATGGTTATGGAACAACTTCAGTTATCAAAACTAGTTGGTCTGCTAATGCCGATATTGATTTTGGTTTATCTGATCCTGATTTAAAATTATCTGGAAAAATAACCAGTATGGGAATATCAGATCCAGATTTTACTGCCACAGTAACTACTTTAAATAGAAAATTAGGTATTAACCATACTCCTGGCCACAGTCATCCAGGACAATTTTCTTCAGCTCAGTCTAGTTTTTATGGTCCACAAATCTGGCAACCAACAAGTTTAACTATTTCTGGAAGTACAGATCACCCCAACTGTTCTGTTGTTAAATCAATCAATCATACATGTGATCTAAATCCTTCAGTTGCACAAGCACCAGACTGGTCTAATGGTAGAACACTGACAGCTTTTTATGGTAGTGATCAACACGAACAAACATTACCATCATTAGAGAAATTTCATAACTTTGTAAGTGATGCTGGTAAGGATTACTGGTCTGAAGTACCTGCACCTGATTGGCATAATGGTACTCCAACTAGAAATAGTCCACAAGCAACAAGTCAGAGTGTTGATTTTGTTAGTACTAATGCTTTTAGTAGTAATTTTAATTATAATCCAGTAAAAACTCATGCTGAACCTGCATGGGGTGGTTTATTTCCTAGACCATTTATATTTGGTAATAGAAGAAATTATTTTGGACATAGTAAAGGAACATTTAACAATCTAGTAGATAATCCAGAAGATCCTTCTGATTTCTTTTCTGTTAGCTCAGTTCAAGTTGGTATTGGTGTTAGTGAGATTTTATTACCAGCAGGAACAGATATTAGAAGTTCACATGGCACTGCACCAAATAATTGGTATCAATATGATAAAATTCATCCTTGGATGATGGTTGATGGAGATTGTTTTGCAAAAGGAACTTATATCACTGAAATTTCAAGAACTGGTAGTTCTGATGCTGACTGGGTTTATACTGTTAAATTGAGTTCATCAACTACTAATACTGCTTCTGGTCAATTTACTACAATTTTCAGACAGGGAACTTTCGGAACGTCTTTAAGTAGTTTTGGAGATAACAATCCAAATAGTTCTTCTTTTACATCACATGGACATGGAACTTTTGATATTCAAATGGGTAGAGGATCATTGAATCCACCAGCAACATTCCCATTGAATGATATAAGTATTGGTTCTGTTTATCCAGAAAGTCTTAATGATGCTCTAAATATTATTGTTGACACTGCTCAACCAAATTTGACAATAGTTTTTCTTATCAAAGCATACTAATGGCGAAGTTATATTCAAACGAAAGAGCAAAATATGGTAATCTAACAGGTCAGATAATTGTCTGGCCAGTGGAGATAAATCCTGATATTAACTCTTCTTCAAATAAAGAAAATTTACCATCTGGTTACTTGAGATGTGATGGCACAATTCATAATGTGATTGATTATCCTGCACTTGCTGCTATATGTGGTGTGGGAGAGAGTGGAAAATTTGTTAGAAAAAATATTACAGGAACAGCATTACAATCATTGACTGATAATCAGTTTGTAGTGCCTGATCTTGGTTCCAAGTATCCATTACCAACTCCTGGTGCTGATGCTGGTGTATATAAGAACATACGTAAGCCAAATACTCTTGGTAATGAAATAAGTCGTTCTGGTATTGGTATTGAAGCAACATCAACATTAGGAACATCTATTGATGTAACGTATTCTGGTTCATTTACTGTACCTGCTCAAGTTATTGATCTTAAGGGGAAACCATCATGGACATGGGGAACTCTTTCTGGAAAACAGACTGAATCAGAAGTAGTTGACAGCACAGCGATTGCAGGTCACATGCATTTTGGTAATGTGAGAAGAGCAAGACTTAAATCAACAAATGAAATTGATGTTTCTTCACCATCAACAATAAAGGAACCACAAGCTGCTGGTTTAGTTTCTTATTGGAATGCTAGTACAATACCAATTCAAGACTGGATGAATAATACGGTTGCTAGTGGTACTGCTGGTAATCCACCTGCATTTCCAGGTAATAATCAACCAGCATGTAGAGCATTTGCATCTAATGAAGCAGCGAAATCTTTACAATTTAAGTTTGGTGCATTTGCAGGAACTCTTGATCCTACCGCTTATAGAGGTGCTTGTTATAATGATGGCAATACACTTTCAATTTCAGATTGGAGAACTAAATGTTTATTAAATGTTGGTTGGAATAATTATCCTTTAAATCCACCTAATTATCAGATATCACCTGGTATTCAACCTAATTATCAATCTGGTACTGTTGTACCATTAACAGGTATATGTTTCCAAGATGCTAGTGGTAATTCAACCCAAAATAAAAATGTTTCAGCAACTTATACTGCCACTTCTTCTAGTGTACCACTTGATTGGAAAAATGCAACCTTACATGATGTAGTGCCATTAAATAGTAATCTAAATACAGATAGTAGTAGAATATACGCAGATTTATTCAATGAAGTTTCTGAATCAATTGATTTAGTTCAAGCAACTGATCCTACTTCTCACTTTCATAAAGTTGATCTAGATAGAGGAACTCATAGTTTTAAATTGGTTACTGATGCAATAGAATTAAGTCCAGATGATTTAAAGACTACATTAAATTTATCTGTTGATAATGCAGTATCTGTTGACAGTGTAGTTTCTCCATTTATAGTTTTAGAATATCTAATAAAAATTTGAGTTATGACGATAGCACCAAATCCTGTATATAGGAATATTAGAAAGAATTTTTATACAGATAAGGCATCTGATACCACTGAGGTTGGTACTGTTATTAGTACCATGAAATCAGTTACAGATGTTCATGATAATTTACTTATACCAACAACACCATCTTATGACTTTAGTACAGGTCAAATAACTAGGGAAACTACTGGTAATGCTCAGACAGCAATTAATCCAGAGTATCAGTATCCTGGGTACATATATTGTGATGGATCAGAGTATAAGATAGAAGATTATCCAGCATTATATAAGGTAATTGGTAATGATTATGGTGGAACATCAAGACCAGGATTGGAGTTGGTTAATGGTGGTAGTGGTTATCCAACAACAGGTAATGTAACTATTACATTTTCTGCACCAACAGGAAGTGCTAATGATAATCAAACTATTGAAGCACAACTTTCTATAAATGCTAGTGGTGTTATTACAGCTGTAATTACAACAGCATTGGGAAAAAATTATACCAGTGATCCTACATATACTTTACAAAATGCAGGTACTGGCAGTGGATTGCAATTAAAATTTAATTTTAACGCTGATGGAGAACTTGAAAATATTAAACCAACAAATGTATTCAATTATCTTGGTGAACATTTAGGTACTGGTGCAAAAACTCTTGGAACATTTATGGTTCCAGATTTAAAGGCAAAGAAGATTCTTGGCCATGGTACAGTATATGGAACTGGGTCTCCTACTGCTGGATTATTAACTCTTGGTGCAGGAGCAGAAAATGGTGTTGCCAAAACAGGTGGTAAATGGTTATTTGATAAGACAGCACAAGGAGGATACTTCTCTCTTGGTACTATAGTAACCACTGACTATAGTAAAGTAACTGATTCTGTAGGAACTTCTATTTCTGGAACCCAGACAATTAAGGTTACCATGCAAGATAAGAGATTGCAAGGTGTTCCGCAACATAATCATTACGTATATCATACTTCTTCTGGATCATCTGTTGTCAGTCTTGCTGGATATTCTGGTGATAGATATCTGTCAGAATATACAAATGGTAATACAAGATTGTTTCAGTTTTTCCCTATTGGTGGTATTGCTTATTCACATAAACATGCTCTACTAAAGCAACCATTATCGGGTGCAGGTGATGTAGCAACATATGATATACTAGATTTCTATCCAGGTGCAGAGGGAACTGGATCATATAAATCTAACACAGCAACAGTACCTGCTTTAACAAAGTCAGGTAGTAGTTCTAGTGTTAATACAACAACAAATACAATATCATTAACTACTCATGGATTTAATACTGGAGATGAAGTAACTTACTCTGTAGGAAATGTAGTTAAGGAAGTAACCATAGCAGATATTAATACTGGAAACGATACAATGACTGTTAATGGTCATGTATGGTCTACAGGTGATCAAACAACATATGGAAAAGGCGTTATAACACATACATTAACATCTGGTAATAGTACTGTTAATACATCAAATGATCAATTAACAATTACTGCTCATGGAATGTCAACAGGCACAGCTTTGAAATATACATCAACTGCTGGCACTCCTATAACTGGTTTAACAGTTGGATTTACTTATTATGTTAAATTAGTTGATGCTAATACTATCACATTACACACTACTTCTGGAAACGCAACAGCAGGAACTCCAACCGTTGATCTTACTGCAACAGGAACAGGACTACAAACATTTACTGTTCAAGGTACAGTAGCTCCTCCCTTAATTGATAATACAGCATATTTTATAATTTACGTAGACACTAATACTATTAAACTTGCATCAACTTCAACAAATGCAACAGCAGGAACTGCCATTGATATAACTGGTATTGGTAGTGGTATTCACACACTTACATCACCAGGAACAGTTATCAGTCCATTAACTAATGGTAGCAAGTATTATATAATAAAGGTAGATGATAATACTATTAAATTAGCATCATCTTTGGGTAATGCTCAGGGTGGAACTTCTATAAATTTTGGTAGTCAAGGTACTGGTTCTTTTACTCTAACAAGAGCAGCAATACAAGGTGAAGGATATTATATGGCATCTGGTGGTGCTGGTGCAGGAACATACGAAGTTGTAACATCTATTCCATCTCCTGTATTTAAAAAGTTTAGTGCTACTTCTGTAATTGGTGGTAGACAAACTACATCAGGTGGTGTTCCTATCATTGAATATCCAGATGGATTGATAACTAAAAATACTCCTCAAACTGGTACAGGTATTACTTTTCCAAATAACTGGACAACGATGACGATGACTATTACAGGTGGTGGTGGATCTGGATCTCCAGGAAATCAATCTGGTAATGGTGGTGGTGCAAGTAAACTTGAATTTGGTGGTGGATTACTTACTATTACTGCTAATGGTGGACAGGCAGGTGGATTAAACACAGCAAGAACTGACGGTGGACAAGGTGGAACAGTAACTAAAACTGGTACTAAAGTTGGTGATATTCAAGTAATCAGTGAATCGCAAGGTGCGTCTGGTTCAAATGGATCAGCTGGAACTTATTGGAAGAAAGGATATCCAACCACTCCTAATGTAGCGGGAAGTGGTGGAGATAATTCTGGTAGTTATTCAAATGATGGAACTGATGGATTGCATACATTAGTCTCTGATACATCTAATCCTGGTAGTAGTGGAAATCAAACTGGACTTGGTAGTAT